AATTATTTTATATTTATCATTTTTAGTTTTAATGGTTCTGTATTTTAATTTTTCAATCAAAAAATCTTTATTAATATCAAGCAAACTACATATTTTATCAACAACATTAATATTTTTAATTATGTTTTTTTTATCGTTTTTTTGGTTTTCTATTTCATTATTTTCTATTTCATCTATTTTTAATTGACCAAATAATAATATGGCTGAAATAAGTGAATAGATATCATCTAATTCTTTATCAACAAATCCAATGGTTTTCATTGATTTCTTCCAATTCACAAATTCCGTTTTATCATGAATTCCATCATTTATGTCATAACAATCTGTAGAAAGATAGTTATATTCATTAATTTTTTGTAAAAAATATTTGTTCTTTTCTTTTTTATTGAGACCATTTAGAATCATGTAAAAAATATGATAATTTCTTTCTCCTATGGATGGTTTGGTAATTCTTGTTTGTTCCAATAAATAAGTCTCAATTTTAGAATCAACTATTTTACCATTTTTTTGAAATAGTTTAACAAATTTTCCAAATCTACTAGAATTGTCATTTCTCAAAGTTTTAGCATTACCAAAAGCCTCTAATATTGGATTTGAACAGAGTATTTTATTTTCAATGGAATTACATTTATTTTCGATGGAACAATTATTATTTATTGATCCCACAAATGTCATATATCTCATAATATATTTAGCTGCTACTGTTTTTCCTGCTCCACTTTCACCACTTATTAATATAGATTGATTATTTCTCAATAAAGATTTTGAATATGCGTTTTTGGATACACTAAAAACATGTGGACAATTTAACTTTTCTAAATGAAAATTCATGATAGTTTTATCATCATAAATATTTATGTTTTTAAAGGGATTAACTGATAATAGTATATCTCCAGTAAATACATATATCAAATTATTGTTATATCTTTTATGGACATGACGTAAAATGGCTGGTTCATGTAAATGACAAAGATTAATTAAATTATTCATTTCACAAATATTGTTTATTGAATGATTGTTGAATAATTTAATTTCGTTTGAATTAATAACTATAATTGATTTGTTTGGTAAACTAACAATAATTTTGTTTTTTTTGTATTCCACTATTTCACATTTTATCCAATATTTATCATATATCCAACAATATTCTTTTAGATTCATGAATATGAAATATACTATATTGAAATATTTATTTACCAAATATTAATTTATTGAACAATATTTTTCGTATGGTTTGGTAATTTAATTTTAAAAATATGTAATTATCAATAAATGATTTTTTTAACAACTGTTATGTACCAAAAAGAAAGAGTTGATGAATTATTGAAATGTGTAAATGTTAATATTAAATATGATATTTTCACAAAGTATATATTATTTTTGGAAAGAACCAAAGATGACAATAAATTTTATAACAAATTAAAAAATTTTAATATAAAATGGGATAAAAAAATAGAAATCATAGAAATTACTTATAGGCCAATTGTTAAAAATATGATTGAATATGTAGAAAACAAATATCCAAACGAAATATGTTTTCTTTCTAATTCAGATATTTTATTTCATAAAACAATTAAACTTGTTAAAAACATAAATTTTGAAAAATGTCATGTGGCATTAACAAGATACAATATTCTCCCCCATTATGGTCCAGTTTATGGTTATAAAGGTATACTAAAAAAATTTGGTAACAAAATCATTAAAAGCATGCATGCTAATGGACGGTCAACTGACACCTGGATTTTTAAATTACCCCTGAATATTAAAAATGAACTTGATTTTCCATTAGGTACAATATATTGTGATAGTTTTTTTAATGGATTATTACAATTAGATAAACCAACTTTTAATCCTGTTTCAGACATAATAAGTATTCATTTACACAAATATTGGAACACATTAAATTATAAAAATAAATATCATTCTTCAAATGTACATTTTAAAAAAAAATATAAAAATTACCAATCAAAAATAAAATTTTGTAAATTGAAAGATTGTATTTTACATGTTTGAAACTTCCAAATTAATTGTTGAACTTAAGTTATGTTTTAATGAATTGAACAGCTCAGTTTTTATAATTGATGTAACAAGTTATGTATTTATGGCATGATATTGTGGTGTTTTCATTAATTCCTATTTACCATATTCATTTAAGTTTTTAAAATTAAACCAACAAGGAACATATCATATAAAACGCTCAAAAATAAAATATACCAATCTCTGATGCGTCAAGTGGTAGACGGCTTGAGAGTGAGTAGGATTGTCTCATATAGTGTATTTATATCACAGACATTTAGATTTCCAATCCTGGAAATTTATTTAATTTTTTTATTGTACAATATATGCAATATATTGAACCTTTGAAATTAATTTTCATACATGTACCAAAAACTGGTGGAACATTCATTGAAAATAATCTCAGATTAATGAATCAAAAAATATTCAATAATAATAAAATATTTGGAGGTCATCACTCATATCACAAAATTAAAAAAACATTGGATATGTTGAATATGAAAGATATGTCATTTTGGATTATTTTTAGTGTTGTGAGAGATCCATATGATAGAATTGTGTCAGCGTACAATTATTTGAAACAAACAGAAATGAGAAACAATAATGATAAAAATGAATGGAAATACATAGGCTTTCCTAACAGTTTAACTAAATTTATACATAATATTCATAACAAGTATTGTAATAATGAATTATCATTTATAAATCCTAATAATTGGCATTTTCAACAACAATATAAGTTTGTGGTCAATAATTTTAATGAAAAAAAAATATCATGTAAATTACTAAAATATGAAAATTTAGATAAAGATTTTTTAAAATTTATAGAATTATACAAAAAATTCAAAAAAATATATAAATTTTTGTATGACAATATTTATAAAAAAATAAAAATAAAAAAAAAATATGGTGTGACAAATATTCTCAGCTCGAATGAAATTAACATGATAAATGAAATTTATAATAATGACTTTTCATTGTTTAGGTACAATAAAATTAATGTGTAATAATATTTAATTATTCTAATCCAGAATTAGAACTTTTGTTCAGATATAATTCATAAATAGTCATAAGAATTCCTAAAGGGACTAATGTTTGCATGGTCAAATCTAACACAGTGATTCCCATAACTTTAAGATATGATCCAAGAAGTTCATCATCTATAAAAGGTAAATTATCTGGTATTCTTGTTCCTCCTATTTGTTCTTTACTATCATCAAATATATAATTCTTGAAAGCTTCTCTGCCAAACAATAATGCAAATGGAATTAGTGTAGCAGAAGTTAACATTTTAATTCCCATGTATTTTAGATATATATCTAACACTCGATTTCCCAAAATTTTTCTTACATTTTTCTTTAAATTTCCCACACTAGGATAATTTCCGCCTGTTTGTTTATTTGTTAGATTTTGTGTGTTTCCATACATATGATATATAGACATCAATACTCCTAATGGAACTAAAGTAGATGGAGTCAAATTTAATGCTGTTAAACCAGTTAGTTTTAGATATGAACCAAACAATTCATTATCAATAATGGGTAATTTAGTGTCAACCCATTTTTTAATATTACCGATACCACCACCAATCTGATGTTCTAATACCATATCTTTTTTCATGAAACGTTTAAAAGCATCACGACCCATGATTAAAGCAAATGGAACTAGTGTGGCTGAAGTTACCATTTTAATTCCTTTGTATTTGAGATACAAATCAAAAACACGATTCCCAACAAGTTTTTTAACAAATTTTCTTAGATTTGAACTTACTTGATTTATTGTTATCATTATGTACATATCCAATATTTTTAATTTGTTTAGATGAAGTTTGAAAAAAAATTATTTTCGCTACCATCACAATTATAAAAAGTTTGTTACCAATTAACACCCAGAAATGTTTTGGATATCTCAAGCCTAAATATCCTTTGATGGACTGAACATATTTATTAAAATATTTTTTTGTTTTGATTTATTACCACACAAGAAGCCTAAACAAATATATATTAATTGAAACCATGGTATAAATATTCACCATAGTCCATCAAAGGATAAATACAACACGAAGAATTGTACATGGACAAGCATTAACGAGTAAGACAATTTGTCTTCATACCATAACTTACCGTATCCAGCAAAACCGACCATTCTAAATATCTTTGTTTAACATAATAATTTCTTTGAGTTGTTTTGTTCCGTTTTAAATTTTCATTGGTATAAATTTTTATTTGGGTTCATAATTCACTTAAATAAAATTCGCTTCAAATATTTAGTTATGAGTTTGTTAAACAATATGTCGATTCATATCAAAATTCCAAAAGAAGAAAGAATTAAAAATATTAGAATTAAAAAAATTTCATCATGTACAATTAATCCATCAAATTTTAATTTGGAAATTTACAAAATAATTAATAAATACAAACTGTACATAGAAAAATATAAAAATTGGGATAAATTTAGATCTTTTACAAATCTTTATGAAATAATCACATACAATTCATATTGTAAATTCCAAAAACCATTAACATTGTATGAACCTGTAAGTAGAGCATATTTCAAATTATGGGAAATTTTAATTAATTTTAATTTAATTGATCCAAAAAAAAAAATTTTTAATTATTCCGCTTTGGCAGAAGGCCCGGGTGGATTTATTGAATGTTTCATAAATTATAGAAAAAAATGTTTCCAAGGTAAACATGATAATATATATTGTATGACTTTAGTGTCAAATAAAAATACCATCCCGGATTGGAAACGTATCAATAAATTCATGAATAGAAAAAAAAATAAAAATATAAAAATCATTTATGGTTCAGATGGAACAGGTAATATTTATAATTTAGAAAATGTGAAATATTTTGTCAAAAAAGCTGGGAGAAAAAATATGGATTTAGTTACGGCAGATGGTGGTTTTGATTGTTCATGTAATTTTGATAAACAAGAACAATTATCTTATAGACTAATATTTTGTGAGATAGTTTGTGCTTTGGCTCTTTCCAAGGAAAATGGTCATTTTGTTTTGAAAATATTTGATATATTCACTAATTTAACTCTTAAATTTATTTATTTATTAAATAATTTTTATGAAGAAGTTATAATCACAAAACCTTATATTAGTAAACCAGCAAATTCAGAAAAATATTTAGTTTGTAAAAATTTCACGAAAATTAGTAATGAACAACTTGATATTTTATATGATGTAATAGGAGATTGGGGAACTATGAATATTATTGATATTTTTAGTTTTGAAGTTCCATTATTTTATAGAAAAATTATTTCAATGTCTAATTATTATTATGGGAAAAAACAAGTTGAAAATATTTTACAAACTGTGCATTTGATCGAAAATGATATTGATGATAAAAAAAAAATTAATATTTTGATAAAACAAACTGTTTATTCTTTATTATGGTGCCAAAAATATGATCAAAATATAAATTTTAAGAGTAATTTTCTTAAATATGTCAAATATTGATTCATAACTCGACAACTCATAAAGTTTTGGGGAAAACTAACAAAGTTACATGTTTTTGAACAAAACATATTTATTTGTTTGATGATTCATGTTTCTGTTGTTTTGATTAGTGAACACAACAAAAAGTATGAATTTAAACTAAGTGGTTTATTAATGGAATATTATCCTTTAATGGACCGAATTATTAAAATATATTTTTGTTTTGATTTGATTTGTAACCATAACAAGAAGCCTCAATAAATGTATTTTTCGACAAATATTAATTAAAACCATTATATGAACATACTAAAGTTCATTAAAGAATAAAAAACATGAATTATAAAAAAACATTTCATTTTTTTATCTTTGGGTTATTTTGACTATTCAACTGAAAATTTCAAGGGTGTAAATATATAAAAATTTCTTTAAGTTGTTATGTTTTACACCGATGAAGATTTAAAATGCTGTTTAATAACATTTAAAATCAACAAAGTTTGACCGTTTCAAGCCGTGTAAATTTTGGTTTTGATGTATCATGTAATACACCTGATAGTTTTAAGGTTGTTTTTAATGTAATCCCACAGTGTTTTTAGAACACAGAAGCACTACTTACAACAAGTAAATCATTGTAGACTATATAACTATTCATTTCTATATAATATATCTTTAAGTAATTTTCGGGTTTTAAATCTTCATCGGTTTAAATCTTCATTTGGTGTAAAATGGAAATTGTGTTTTGTACTACTTGAAATTTATTATTGTATCATTTATCAAAAATTTAGATTGGTACAACAAAATATTCAATTGTTTATTTTGAGCGTTTTTTTATTTTACAATTAAATGTTGTCTTTTGTTATAAAATATGTCAAAATCAACACCAATCAACCAAATTGCTGATGTTAATGATAATGAACGAGACAATCAATTAGTTCAAGAAATAATCAATGAAATGCAAGCTCAAGAAAGTCAATCGGAAATTCAGAATGGACAAACAGAACAAACCGTTCAAATTGAACAACTTGCTCATGAGGATAGTTATGTTCAAAACTTTACAAAAAATTTGTTTGATTCCAAAGATGTTAAAGTTGCTGTTGTAGTATCAGTCATAACATTATTATTGTCATTACCTGTTACAAATGATGTATTGGTTAAATTTATGCCTCAAATATTGTCTGGCGGAATTGGGGGAACTTTAACAAAAGGTTTGATAGCAGGAGTGTTATATTTAATAATCAAAAAATTTGTGTGATTATATTTTTTTATATTTAACTAACCTGGGAGCGTTTCGGATAACAAATGCTATTTGCTCATATTTGTCCCAGCATGTGCAATGGTTTAATGGTGTTGCTTTTGCTGGTTATTTTAACAGGTTATTGATCAAGGCCGTTACTCAACCATCCAGCATTCCTTTTCCCAACCCCGAGTAGCACAACAAGGTTTGTTGAACAATGTTAATTGAGTAACAAGCTTGGTTCCTCGGGAATACACCATAAACGGTTGTGTAACTGCCATGGTAAAGCTTCAGATTTTGTTTTGTTATCCGAATCGCTCCCTAACATGTACTTGTTCTTTGTTTTTCCCTTGTCATTTTGTTCGGTATGAAAAGGACATAAAGAAAATTCATGTACAAATTTACAAAATGCTTGTAATACCAATAATTCTCGGATCACATAAAGATTTAGAATTTGGAACTAAAATTTGTGATGGATTAAAAAAGCATGGTCTTGAAACTATTATTCGAATTTGTTCGGCTCATAAATATCCTACTAAACTATTAGAAATAATTGAAGAATATAACAAACAAGATAATATTCCTTTGTTGGTTACTGTTGCTGGAAAATCTAATGCTTTGAGTGCAATGATTGATGGTTCATTTTCTAGACCAGTTATAGCCTGTCCTCCGCTAAAACATGAATCTATGTATGATTTATACTCATCAATCAGTCTTCCAAGTGGAGTTTCACCACTCGTTGTTTTAAATCCTTTAAACTGTGTTTTGGCTGTTTTAAAAATATGTTCTTTAAAAAATCCAAGGTATGGGAAAACTGTAAATTCAATCCAAACTAGAAATAGAAATATTTTAAGAATTGAAGATATTCGTCATAAATTTAATTTTGATATTCCACACGACAAAGAACAAAAATATCTTTTCGAAACAATGAAAATTAATGATATATTGTACAAATTAAAAAATTTAATAAGGAAAGGTAAAATCAGAGATTTATATGAAGTTGTGGATGAGGATGGAAATTGTACTGATATGATAGGTTTAGTTGCTACTAACAGACTTAGTGGATTTGATAGACATTTAGGAGTGATTGCTAAAAAAGGAGAAGTGTTAAATGAGGTTAGTGCTTGGTGGTTTGATAATACACAACACCTCGTTCCCAATCATGTTATTACATCTGATTTTCCTGAATTAACAATAGTTAAAAAATGCAAAGTATTTCCAATTGAATTTGTGGTTCGTTCTTATATGACTGGAAGTACCAATACATCTATTTGGCAAAATTACAAAAAAGGGTCAAGAATATATTGTGGCCATAAATTACGAGATGGTTATAAGAAAAATGACAGGTTAGATGAAATTTTATTAACTCCAACCACTAAATCAGATATTCATGATGAATTAATTTCAGAAAAAGATATTGTGGAAAAAGAAATTATGACAATGGAACATTGGGAAACTTGTAAAAATTATGCTTTAAAATTATTCAAACATGGTCAAAAGGTTTGTTATGAAAAAGGATTAATTTTAGTTGATACCAAATATGAATTTGGATTAGATAAAAAAGGGAATGTACTATTGATAGATGAAGTTCACACACCAGATTCAAGTAGATATTGGATATCTCATAATTATGATGAAAGAACAAAACAAGGTTTAGAGCCAGACCATATAGACAAGGAATTTATAAGAAAATGGGTTAAAAAAATATATAAAAATCCTTATTTGGTTGATAAAATAGAGATACCAGATGAAATGTGTAATAAATTATCCAACATATATCTTTTATTAAGAGAATTAATTATTGGTAACTGATTTTTTTATTTGAAAAATTTATTTTTGAAATTTCATTCGAAAATAGTTTTTAGTTAAATGAAAATGTTTTGGTAAAATAAAGTGTTCTAGTAAATTTTTATTCTTTATAAGCCTATGACTAATTAATCAGTCTGGGATTTTTAAGTTTTGGTTAATTTATCACTTAAAAATAGAAAAACCCAAAGATTTATAAAATGGAAACTTTTTATGGTGAAAATACTATTTGGACATCTGATCCTAAAATTGAGATAAAAAAACACTTTGATGATATTAAACCCACAACTATAACACAAATTTTAAATGAAACTTGTGAAAAATTTCATAACAATATTGTTTTTAGATACAGCGAAAATAATACAAATATTGAAAAAACATGGGGAGAATTTTATGAAGATGTTGTTAAATTTTCGAGAAGTCTTATTTTCAAGGGTTTAGAAGAATATCAAAGTGTCATGATTCAAGGATTTAACAGTTATGAATGGGCCGTGTCTCATTTTGCATCTATTATGGCAGGTGGATTATCGGTTGGTGTTTATACAACAAATTCTCCAGATGTGTGTAAATATATGGTTAGAGATTGTAATACTCAATTTGTGATAGTGGAAAATTTAAAACAACTAAATAAATATAGAGAAAATTTGGAAGAATTGAACACTATAAAATGTTTTGTAATATGGAAAGAATATGATAGATTAGATGAGTTTTGGCAAAATTCATCTGTTCCAGTGTACAAATGGTCAAGTTTCTTAAATATAAATAATAATTCTGTGTTAAAATCAAGCTTGGATTTTGAATTGACAAAAAGATCCAAAAATATTACTCCATGGAGATGTAGTTCTTTGATTTACACAAGTGGAACAACTGGTTATCCAAAAGGTGTTATGATGAGTCATGATAATATTTGTTGGACAGCACAAATAATTATGAGAGATTTTGAATTTAGTGAGTATGACAGAATTGTGAGTTATTTGCCGTTAAGTCACATTGCTGCACAAGCATTAGATTTTTATGTTCCATTATTTTCTGGAGCACAAGTAACATTTGCTACACCTGATGTATTAAAAGGAAGATTAGTGGAAACTTTGACTTCTGTTAGACCTACTTTATTTTTTGGAGTTCCACGCGTTTGGGAGAAAATATATGAAGCTATGGTATCTAAGGGTAAAAATAATGGATGTATCAAATCATCTATTGTTAGATGGGCCAAAAGCATTGGTATCAACAATGTTCGTTTAAGTGAAAATAATGAAGGACGACCATTTTTTTTTGGTTTGGCAAATAACATGGTGTTTAAAAAAGTTAAAAAAGCGTTGGGTTTATCCAAATGTAGATATTTTATGACTGGTGCAGCTCCTATATCAGATAAGATTTTAGATTTTTTTTCGAGTTTGAATATTCCCATTATGAATTTATATGGACTTTCAGAAACATCTGGTCCAATGACATTTAATCTTCCAACAGCTTTTAAAATGTATATGGATGTTCCAAATTATGATCAAAAAAGAATTTCTTGTGGAAAACCATTTAGAGGAGAGACAGTGGATTTATGTAATGTTGATGATTCAGGAAATGGTGAGATAATTTGTAAAGGAAGACATATTTTTATGGGATATATCAATAAAAGTGAAGCAACTTCCAAAGTATTTGACAAAAATGGTTTTTTTTATTCAGGTGATATAGGTTATATGGATAATGAGGGTTATTTAACAATTACTGGGAGAAGCAAAGAAATTATAATAACTAAAGGAGGAGAAAATGTAGCACCCGTTTTAATTGAAAACAATATTAAAAAAGAATTACCTAATTTAGTTTCTAATGTGGTAGTCATAGGAGATGATAAAAAATACCTAACTTGTCTTATCACACTTCGTTGTATCCAGAATGATGATGGTTCATTTGAAAAAAAACTCATAGATGATTTACAAAATCTTCTTCAAAAAGATGAAAATATTCAAAATATTCAAAAATGTATGGTAATAAACCAAATGGTTTCAAGTGGAATAGCCAGAGCAAATAAATTAGCTATATCAAATGCTCAAACAGTTAAAAAATATAGAATAATTTTGGGTGATTTTTCTATTCTTGGAGGTGAATTAACTCCAACAATGAAATTAAAAAGAAATGTTATAAATAAAAAATATAAAGATTTTATTAATTTAATGTATTCTAACTAGTCATTATTATCCTTAAATAGACTGGATTATTAAAATATTGTTTTGATTTATGACCATAACAAGAAGCCTAAATTAATATATTTTTCGACAAATATTAATTGAAATCATTATATTGAACATACTGAAGTTCATTAAAGGATAGATTTTATCTTTTTATAAACCGAGTATTTTTATGATTCTTAAATTTTTTGTTTATGACATGAAATATGAATAAAATTATTATGTTAAAGAATAGAATTTTCATGAGATTTTGATTTAAAATTTTTCCATTTTCTTAAATCATCAATAAATCGTGTATTGATATTGACTATTTCTCTTTTTTCTTTGATAAATTTTAATGCTTCGTCCAATGAAAATTTGTGTTTGTCCATTAGATAAAGAACTATAATAGTGGCTGATCTACTTGAACCCATGTAACAATGAATTAAAATATTTTCATTTTTTTGTTTTTCATAAATGAAGTCCAACACATTATTAAACATTTCGGTACTGAAACTTTCTGAATTAAAATCATTTATGCTAATATTGAAATATTCAAAATCTTTGTTGAAATAATTTGGAATTTCAGTTGTAACATTTATGATATGTTTAATATGAGAATTTTTTAATTTGTAGTAATATGACGCATCACATGCATTTCCTAAAAATAAATTATCAATGATAGGTGTCATGTCATATGTTAATTTGTACACATGATTAATTACACTGTTATTTTCTTCAAACAATCTTTGAACCTTACAATTATCACCATAAAGCCAATTTACTAGAGATTGTGATGTTTTGTCTTTGAACATTCTAAATATGTATAAAAAATTCAATATATATATTTTGATCCATTCCATATTTTCTACTAATATTAAAAATATGTATCCTTTTTTTAAACCTTAAAAATTATAAATATCAATTCAAGTTCGTATTAATCAAAAAATACATTTATTTTTTATATTGTTACAAATCAACATAAATCATAAATTATGAAAAAAACCAGTCAATCAACGAATATTATTTTGTTGAAAAATATATTTGTTTAGGCTTCTTGTGTGGTAATAAATCAAAACAAAGAAACATTTTAATAAATATGTTCAGTCCATCAAAGGATAGATAAGAACCGATGGGGTGGAACTGAATATATTTTAAGTGTAAATTAGCAATATTCTCTAATTAGGAAATTGTTTTAGACAACATAAAATATCTTTATTTCCTCGTAAACTCGGCATTATAGATACAACACTATTCATTTACAAATATATAACTTGTTTTATCTTCAAGTTATTTTAACTGTTCAACTGAAAGTTCCAAAGGTGTTAATCTTTATTGGTGTAAATTCATGTTATTATTATCATTTGATGGACTTTAGTATATTCATATAATGGTTTCAATTAATATATATTAATTTAGGCTTCTTGTGTGGTAATAAATCAAAACTATATTTTAATAATTCAGTCCATCAAATGATAATCAAAATACACCAAGAATCATAAAACACATATAATTCAATTCATCAAAAATCAACAAGCTTTAGTGGCATTGCACATAAATTCTATTAAATTGACTATGTCATCTCTAATTTTGTCGCTTGATAAATCATTTTCAAAAGAACCAATAGAAAAAGATAATTGTTCGATTGCATAGTTTAACATAACTAATTGAGTCACGGAAATTATTATTTCAATGAACAGAAGAAACATTATCATTGTTCCAAAGAAAATTAAATATTTGTTTTCTGATGATTTGTTTTCTACCAAGTTTTGTGATAAATCACTCATTTAAATAAATTGTTTTTTTATTTTAAATGATTTTTTTGAAAAAAATAAAAAACCATTGTATAATGATTATTCAAAATTGTACTTCTAAAAAAAAAAAACACAATTATTTTCAAAATCAAAATGTTTTAGATTGTAATAAAAATATTTGGTCAATGACATGTCCTGTTTTGTTATGCAATTATAAAAAGCAACGATTAATGAATAAAAAGATCAGAGAAAGAAATTTTCCAGAAAATAAACAAAAAATAGTATTGAATCAAAGACCAAGATTTAATATTTGTATGTCTAGATATCCATCGAACATTGATGCGAGAAAACAAAATATGAGACAATACCCAACAAAAGAAAATTTTTCCAATATTACTTCTCCAAATAAAATGGTCAATGTAAAATTTAAGTTAGCTCCAGGAAAAAATTATGCTGAAAAATATTTCAATAATATTGATACAGAGAGTGAATTAAAAAATATTTTTGAAAAAACAAATAAATGTTCCAGGAATTTTCCATATAATAAAAAATTAAATTTTAATGGGAAATATGTTGATTCAAAATTGGTTTTAAATTGTAATTGTGAATGTCATCAAAAACATTCTGGATTTTTCACTAATTGTTCAACCAAGCCAGAAGATTATTTTCCACCTGATATGGGAAAACAAAATGAGTTTCAGCCAAATAATTAAAGTTTGTTAAATGTAATTTCTTACTCAAAAAATATCAATAATAATAAATTGATAGTTAAATTTCAAATCATTTTTCTTTTGATTTTAATTAATTTTATTAATTTTTTGTTATTATTTTGATTTTTATTAATTTTTTGTTATTATTTTGATTTTTATTGATTTTTTGTTGATTTAATCATTTATTTTAATTTTTATTGATTTTTCTGATTTTTGTTGATTTTTTTGTTATTTTTTTTAATTTTGTCATTTTTACTGATTTTGGTAAATTTCTATTATTTTATTTTATTATTATAATATGGATAGTACAGTATCAATCACAAATGAAACTAACAATTCAATTACAATTGGAATTACAGAAAACATAGCTAGCGAAGCTAAAAATAAAGATACCAAAACCACTGCTAGAGACAGGTTGGAAAATATAAATACTGGAACTAACAGTATTATAATAGGTTCAAAACTGACAAATACAGTTGATAATAACATAGATATTGGAATTGCGGGAACTTCTGGTCCTCAAATTAAAATAAATTCAACAGGGAATAACAATTTTTTTTTGGTTAATAATGTCAGTAATACCACAGGTAACATAGCAATTGGAAACAAAACATTAAATTCTATTTTATTAGGTTCGAGTGGTTATGGCAATATAGCTTTAGGAGATAATTCTGGAAATAATACAACAGGTTCTGGAAATATATTGATAGGTTATGGAAGTAACACAACTGGAACTAGCAGTAATAATGAAATTATAATTGGTAAAAATACTACTGGTCATGGTGATGGGATAGTTGTTATTGGTAATAAAGATAATTGTTATGCGTGGCATCCGCCTGGTGATAATTTGGTAGATTTGGGAAATTCTGATAATAGATTTAAAAATCTTTATTTAAATTCTTTAATGTTTGGAAATGATTCAATAACACTACCAAATGCTACTTCTTCTGTGAGTGGAAGAATTTTACAAATTAATGATGATAATGAGCTTATTTGGGTAGAACTCAGTGAAAATGCTTCTAGTATAATAGGTGGATTAACAGATGTTTATTACACAAGTGATAGTATATTGATTGGTAATAATAGCACTGGAATTTCAGGTGGCAAAAACACATCAGTGGGTTATACATCTCTACAGTCATTAACATCTGGAACTGATAATAGTTCTTTTGGATATGACACATTAAAAAATAGTACTGGAGGTTCTTTTAATAGTGCTTTTGGCAGTGAAGTTTTATTATCAAACACAACAGGTAATTATAACAATGCTTTTGGTAATTCTTCTCTTAAAAATACTACGGGTGATTTCAATAATGCTTTTGGGAGTTTTGCACTGAATTCTTCTACAACATATTCTGGTAGTAATGCTTTTGGATACCAAACCTTGTTGAACAATGACGCAAATGGAAACAGTGCTTTTGGTCATCAATCTTTGCTCTCAAATACCGATGGAACATACAACAATTCTTTTGGGTATCAAGGATCAATGTCTAACACAACAGGAATTAAAAATAATTCTTTTGGTTATCAGTCACTTTATTCAAATTCCACAGGAAACCAAAACAACGCTTTTGGATATCAATCTCTAAAAGCAAATATAACAGGAAATTACAACAATGCTTTTGGGAATAATTCATCATTGGTTTCCACTGGTTCTGGAAATAGTTCTTTTGGACATAATTCTTTAAAATCAAATATTAGTGGTTCACATAATTCTTCGTTTGGAAATTCTTCTTTATCAAAAAATATAACGGGTGGGTATAATTGTGCTTTTGGGAAAAATGCTCTGGGTAGTACTGAAACTGTTTCAGGGTTATGTGCTTTTGGTTCTGAAAGTTTAATGTCAAATACCACCGGAACTGAAAATAATACTTTTGGACATCAATCACTTTATTCAAATTCCACAGGAAATAAAAATAATTCTTTTGGTTACCAATCACTCTATTCAAATTCTTCAGGAGATCAAAATAATTCTTTTGGTTATCAAAGTTTAAATTCAAATATAATTGGAAACTATAATAATGCTTTTGGAAATAACACATTGTCAAATTCGTTTGGAAATTCCAACAGTGCTTTTGGAAATGATTCCTTAATATCAAATATGGTGGGGAATTATAACTGTGCTTTTGGTTCAGAAACATTGTATAATAATAACACCACTGGAAATAGTGCTTTTGGTCATCAGTCGCTTTACTCAACCACTACTGGAAATGGTAACGTGGCTTTTGGATACAAATCACTCTATTCAAATACAATTGGTTCAAATAACAGTGCTTTTGGTTATAATTCTTTGTTTAATAATAATACTACTGGGAACAACTGTGTTTTTGGTTATAATGCTGGTACTAATACTACTGGTGCTAATAATATTCTGATAGGTTCAGGGAGTGATGTATCTGGGAAAGGAATCAATAATGAAGTGGTGATTGGGACTAACACTGTTGGTCATGGTGAAAATATAGTGGTAATTGGAAATTATGGAAATTGTGATGCTTGGCATCCTTCTAACACAACAGTTGATTTGGGGAGTTCGAATTATCAATTTAAAGATTTGTATTTGTCTGGTTCTTTGATAGGAAATTTTGATATTAATTCCAGTTTAAATGAACTGTCTAATGTTTTAGTTGATGATGATAATATGTTTTTGGGAAATATTCCTGGTTCAATTGGAACTGCTCAATACAACACATTCGTTGGTTTGAATTCTTCCATCGTTAATGGAAACAATAATTCTGCTTTTGGATATGACAGTTTAAGTTCAAATGTTGGAGGAGTTCAAAATTGTGCTTTTGGGAAAAATTCATTGAAAGAAAATATCGATGGAAATTACAATTGTGCTTTTGGTGTTGGTTCTCTCAAAAACACAACAGGAAATTATAACAGTGCATTTGGAGTCGAATCTCTCAACTATAACATATCTGGAATAAACAACAGTTCTTTTGGGGCTTTATCTCTTAAAAATACCATCAAATCAAATAATAATGCGTTTGGTTATCAATCATTGAATTCCAACACAACAGGTGAATATAATTCAGCATTTGGATCACAAACATTGCTAACAAATACCACAGGAAATTTCAACACAGCCATTGGAAATCAATCTATGTATAGTAACAATTCTACTGGGAATAGTGCTTTGGGGTATCAATCACTATATTCAAATACAATTGGAAATGGTAATGTGGCTTTTGGGTACAAATCTCTTTATTCAAATTCGACTGGTTCAAATAACAGTGCTTTTGGT